AATTTACTGTTCTTATATAATAACCTATTGCATTACTGTTTAACGTTCCTACATTGGGCTTAAATTTAGTATCCGCATAGGCATTAGTACCATTTGGTAATGCTCCTGTACTTGAATGAGTCCAACCACCATTAAACACTAATCTATAAGCAGCATCTAAATCGCGTGGGTCTTTGAGATTGAATTTATGGCTACTCGCAGAACCTCCACAAAATGGATACAAAGCCTTCATTTTACTCCAAATAGAATACCCTTTTAAGTCAGTTACCAAAGTATTTATTGCACTTTGTTGAGTAGGGTCTGTTATTGAAGCCGCTGTTATAAATGCTTGTGCATCGGGGTCAACTGAACTTGTAGGAGTAACCGTGTTTGAGTCTGCTGTAGCACTACCGATAAAATTTGTAGCAGTTATAGTACATTTAATTGATTGACCTACATCAGCAGTTACTAAAGTATAAGTTGAATTTGTAGCACTTCCGATATTAGAGCCATTGCGTTTCCATTGATATGTGTAAGTAGGCGAACCACTCCAAGTACCTGTTGAACAAGTCAACGTTTGACCTTCTTGTGCAGTACCACTTAACGCAGGCGCAACCGAGTTAACAGGCGGATTACCGCCGTCAATATCCGTAGCACCACTCCAAGAATTTAAATGCGACTTTCCCCAACCAATATTATTATTAGCGCCTTGTCCCCAACCTATGTTATTATTTACAGAGCCATCGCCCCATCCGTTACTATTTGCCATTTTATGTCGTTAAATCACCAAATAAATACCATTCGTTTGTACCACGTTTAAACAACGTAGCTACGCTATATTGACCTGTAGTCTTATTCTTACCGCCTTGCGTTCTTATTGTTACTCCTGCAGCACCTAAGATAGTTGTTTGTCCTGTTCCTAATTGTGTAATTCGTATTTCAGTACCAAGTGGAAAAGCTACACTTGCATTAGTAGGGACAGTTAAATCATTCGCAGAACTTACTTCCATTTCTACGTAATTGTGCGCGTCACCTAAAACTAAAGTGTAAGAAGAACTTTCTTTGTGAAAAGTCCAATTATGTATCTGTGAACCTAAAACATACTTAGTCGCAAACGTACCGCCACCATTGTCTTGTGCAATAGGAACGCGGTCTGAAGCAACTAAATTACTTCCTTTCGCTGTTAATTGACTTATCTTTTTGTCCGCCATTTTCTATTTTTTTTAAGTAAAGTTTTAACTTCTTTACGTTTTCTTCTTTCGGTTTATACTGCTTTACAAAACCCATCCGATAAAATTATTGTTAGTATCTGGATACATATCGCCATTTGAGTTATCGTTGTATTCAGGGAATAACTGCTGATTAAAACTCATATAGTCTATAAATCTTTGTGTGTAGTGTTGTGCTATTTTACGTTCTTTTTCTAATAAAAAGTCTACTTCGTCTTTTGCTACGTTTTCAGCATTCTCCGAACTATGCTTATAAACGCCTTTATTAGCGATTGTATACGCTGCAAAGGGTAAGTATTCAACCATTGCCCAATGTATTAGCATAGGCTTTATATACGTGTTTACAAGCGTTTCGTAATCACCGCTTAAAGTAGTAGCTATAATATCAGCTTTTATTTTATTTAGTAATTCAGTTCCTAAGTAGTTTTGAATGTGAATATCCTGCGCTATCTTAATGTATTGAATAAATTTGTCCGTGTCTACGTTGCCATTTACGGAAGTAAACCTAACTAAGTCGTCTCGTGTTATAAGTAGTGCTTCTGCCATTATCTTACAATTTTTCTTTTAGGTTGTGGATTACTTGGTAGGAATCCGTAATTTGGCATATCTACAGGTCTTGTGCTTACTAACTTAGGGTTTTTAATTACGTAACCAAATTTTTCAGCTTTCTTAACAGCAATTTGTTTAGCATTAGGACTATTCACATCTATTCCTACGCCTTCAAAACTTGCATATACTTGCTTATTCCATCTATGATGACAATTACCACCGCCTTTATATAACCAAATGTCATAAGTGTCAGCGCCTTTAGGCCCCCAACCTTCATTTACTACCTGTTGACTCATTCTCTGAATGTCTTCTTTTCTATAGATTTTATTAGAAGCCATCATTTTACGGCAAAATTCACGTGTGTTACTTGCGTTTTCACCTGCATAAACATAACGTGTAATAAACTTAACACCGTCTATATTTTCGTCTTGTTCACTTTTAGAATTAGGAAAAGCAGAACCTGTACTAACAAAGTTGTAAACCTTACTTAAAAGGCTTTGTTTAGGTTCTTTACTTAATAGTTCGTTTTCTATATCGTCTCCTTCGTAATCTACTTCGAATTCGTCTATTAGTAGCCATTCAGGATTTACATCTTCTCCCAAGTCAATTAATGCTTGTGCTATTTTATCATCAGCACTTAAATTAGTAGCATCTACACCTGTTTCTTCTACCGCTTGTTCTTCCGTAATTACGTTTTCTAAATCAGTAAATTCTAAAGGCTTTAATGTTCTAAAGAATGTTTTTAATGCTACTCCATTATACCCTAAAATTGTGTCTATCGCATCTAACAAAAGTTCTTGCATTGGTCTAATTACCATATTATCGAATAACACGAAAGAGTTTTGCAACTCATCAGCATTCGAACTAAAACCATTTGTAGAAGCTACACCAAACAACAAAGGAGAAGTTACGTTATGTCCTAACATAATCTTACGTAAACACTCCTCACTTAATGTGTTATATAAATCAGGAGCATCATTTACAGGCATTGAATCTACCGTAGTCTTACTATCTTGGTTGTTATTAAACGCTATAATTACCTTTTCGCCTTTTGTACCTGTTAATTGATTTAAAACTTGTTGTTTAATCATTAACTGCTGTTCTTCTGAAGGAACTCCGTTATTAAAGTTAATCACAGCACGACCCGAAAAACCATTATTAACTTCGTTAATTAAATAGTTAGAAATGTTCTCCTCTAATTGTGCGTATGGTAACGCTCCGTGATAATCTACGTAACTATAATATTTCATACCTACTGAATAAGGTCTTATAAACATTATTTCGATAGGTTCGTTCGAGTTTCCGTAAGACGGAATTCTTTTAGGTGTAAAATTTCTTAAATCTTGCCAATTATCACAATAGTAATAGGCTTCTACTTCGCCTTTTTCGTTGCACTTTTCCGCTCTTAATAGTTGCACTGGAACGTGATAAACTTTAGATATCTTTTTTCTATCCTTAGAATAAATAACTTGCACAGCACATTGACCTAACATCTTTAAGTCGCTTACCATATGTCGTACACACTCCTTCGAAAACAAAGACATCATTTGAGCATATTCGTTAGGCTTTCTTGAAGCATCTACTGCGCTTAATCCTTTTCCGTAAACTAACCGAGTAATATTGTTTATTATCGCGTTATTAGTCGTGCTATTAGTATATCTATCTATCAAATATTGATAGTAGTTATTGTCTTCTCCATATTCCACCCACGCATCACGCTTAGACTCTTTTATTTCAGGTCTTGAATATTCGCTTAATTTTAGTACGTGTATATTACTCATAAACTATAAAGTCGTTAGTTGTAGAATTAGAAGTGTATTGTCCGTTGTTTACACTAAATGATACAATAGGTTGATTTGTACAAAACACTTTATCCTTATAAACTACGTCAGAACCATCTTTTAACACCAAGTTATAGAAATGTCCTTGCGTTAGGTCAAAAGTTGCTGTAATCGTGTTTATGTAGTCTCCTATCGTATTAGAACTAATCGTTACTTCTACTTCTACGTTTGTTTGGTCATCAGTCAAAAATAAACCATCGTAACTATCACTTCTTGGAATGAAGTTAAATGTTTGTGGATTATTTGTTTCTTGAAGAACTATCATACTATAATAACTATGTTTATTCGTATTTGTTTCTACGTAAAAAAGCCGACCCTATAAAGAATCGGCTTCACCTATGAATATATGGAAAAAAACTACGAAGTTACGATTGTAGCGTCAGTTCCTGCACCTGTTTCAAACAAAGTTTTTAAACCTGCCTCATCTGAACAATTTAAGAAATTTGCAGGGCTTACCTCTTGCGCTGTAAACGTCAAAGAGTATCCGTTAAAATCTCCTAATGCACTTCCTGAAGATACCGTACCACCTGTTACATCAGCACCTTGTGTAAGTCCCATTAAAAAGAATTGGTCAGTCATTGTTCTAACAACAATTCTTGGTCTTCCAAATGCTAATAATTTAACGTTTTTGTGTGTCGCAATATCTTGTCTTTTCAACTGAATAGAAAGTGTTTGTTCAAAGAAAGTAGTACCATTCTCACGAGAAGAATTAATAGTAGTTTCAAAAGAGTTATTTCCTTTTAATTCGTATTTGTATAGGTTTAACGCTGAAGCTGGAGTCCAGTCGTCAATTAAATCCGTGTTAGTTACATCGTAAATAACATCGTCTGCATTAAGGTCATCATAGTTAATGAAGTAAACCGCTTTCAATCCTGAAACCGAATCCTTACATTCTTCTATACGACCATTTGTAATTTCACAAGCCATTTTAGTATATTTTTTAATGTTTAACAAAAAAGGGTGGCGTTTATTTCACCACCCTCGTTTTTTCGATTTCTAATTATTAGTTAGCAGAGTTTGTAATTCCGTAAGTAACCATATCTTCAGCAAATCCGTATTTAGCGTCAGCAGTAAATCGCATAACTACTCTTACGTTTTCACTTCCGTCAAGGTCAGCCATATCCAAAACTTTAACTAAGTTCATATCATTCAAGATACCTGTAGCAAAGTGTAAGTTAGATTTAGTTGTAGCGATTGCAGTGTTAGCAGCAAGACCGTTAGCCATAAATACTTTAACGCCATCAAAAAATACATCACCTAATACTTGGTTAGTTCCTTTGTTGTCATATCCGTTAGCACCTACACCTGAAGAAGCAAATCCACCTAATGCACGTACATACGCTTTGTAAATGTTTTGAGAAACGTAAAGAGTTAAGTCGTCTTGTCCGTACATTCTTGCAGGGATAGCGTCAACTAATTTACCTAATTCAGTTACAGCATTTGAAGCAGTTACTGTAGTTCCTGTTACTTCTTGTGCAGCTGGTAAAGCAGCATCAGCAGCGATTTGTGTAGAAATACCTGCGAATTGACCTGCAGTAGCGTTAACACCTGTCCAAATTGTAGTTTCCATTGCAGAAGCAACTTTCTCAGAAACGTAAGCAATAAGGTAATCAGAGAATGATTTAGGTAGTTGGTCAAATGCAGAATAACCCATTTCAGCAGCTTGCCAAGTTGAATGGAAGTCTTTTTTACAAAGTTGCAAATTCACTTGGAATTCTTCAGGTTGTAAAACTCTTTCAGTCAATGTTAATGTAGAAGTAGCATCGAAGTCACAAGAAGCATTCTTAAGAATATAGTGAAGAGCTA